TCGCCACTCTTTGGTGACCTCGTCCCTGATGATCCGGAATGCTCCGGGCCGGAACAGCATTCTGTGGATGGTTCCACCGATATGACGCTGATCGTACCCAACCACCCAGATGAGCAAACCCCTGTCGGTCGGGTACTTGAAGGGCAGAGGACCATTGTCGGTATATATGGGCATTCCGGTGGCTGCGGACGCCGTTTCTGCAAACGCAGACATGGACTTACCAGAACGGTTTCCTCCCCGGACGATACGCTCACTGGCCATCGACATATGGAAAGGAATCTGCGTTTTCAGCGGCCTGTAAATGCGCAACGCCTCCGACCTGCGGCGATGCTTTTCAGCCGCAGCCTTGCCGATACGTTCCATGGCCGAAATAGTGGTCATCCTGCCTCTATTGCCAGAACGTCAGGGTTGTGTAATTTCAGACCGTGCTTGCCGGCCAGCTCGTTGATAAGCTCTGGACGGTTGTCGAGAAGATTGGCGACCATTTTGCCGATTTCCTCCTCAAGCTCGTCGTCGGTCAGTGACGCCAGGTCCGGGGCACTCTGGCGGTGGTCGGCTGACAGTGATGTCAGACGAATTCCGACCGCGTAGAAGGCATCCAGCACCAACTTGCTGCCCGGTCGTTCGGTGGCTGCATCGTTGATGTGACGCATCCACTCGGCACAGAAAGCCTTGAGGCCGCCGAACTGCTCATACATCTCTGCGGCGACTTCTGTCGGGTGCGGCACCTCGATCCTGTCGCCACGGATATCCGCGACCAGCTCTTTGAACATCTCCTGCCGACCCTTCTTCCGTTCGTCGGCAGTTTTCTTCTTTCTGTCAGCCTCCTGGCACGACTTGCACCAGCTTGAATGCCCGTTGGTTTTCTTACCGTTGTGAGCGTAGAAGTCGGAGAGCTTCTTGGTCTTTCCACAGAAGCTGCATGGCTTGGTTCGTGATCCCACCATGTTGTTCCCCCTATCTAGGCACCTGAAAGGGTCGCGCTGGAGAATCCTTTCCCCAGCTAATCCCTCGCGTGAAATCCACCGTCTCAACTTTTTCATCAGCCGGAAGCCTCTTGGCCGCCTTGGCGAATCTGTCACTGACATCACTGGCAGTCAGAAGCCTGGGCTTCCCGACAACCTTTGGCTTCCAGTGCCCGGCCCAGGAGTCCCAGTTCACAAACACCGGGTTGTACCCCCACTCCTGAACACCTCTGAGGCTGATATCTCTTGTCGCCGTGACATCCTCGGTCGAGCATTTTTCTGAACGGTAGATGTCTGCCCACTCGTAGTAGAACCAGGGATCGTCTCCCTGCTCCTTGGGTTCTGTCAGTTCAAACACACGGACATCACAGAGAATCAGACCTGTTGGAAGGGCTGCCACCTCCTCTATTCCAGCCCGCTCAAAAGCCTCCTCGCGACTGTACTGGTCCAGGTTCAAGTCGGTGTCGTCTGGGCTGTCAGACTCCATGTTCCTCCAACGAAAGACGTAGATATTCTCTCGGGGAGGAGGACCACAATATGGCGCAGCAACAACCAGCGGCTTGTCCTGCTTGACGATAAACTCGAAGGACGAATCCCAGAAAGACTTGGCCCCCGGATCCTTGCCAAGATACAGGTCAGGAGCCATGTCGCTGTCGATCATCAGCAGGAGGTCGTAATCACCCCTGCGCGCCGACAACACCGCCCTGTTGCGCATCATCGTGATAGGTGTGTCAGCCATGTCCACAACATCTACACGATCAATTCGCTCGTCACTCTTGATCTCCGGTATGTTCTTCAGCATCCAGTCTCGAACATCAGGGTGCTCAGACTTCATACCCCCATTGCCACCGTAACTGAAGGTGCATATGAGAACGTCGTAGCTCATCGACATCGTTGTCTCTCTTGTTGTGTGCCAAACAGAAAGTTAAATCGCCCATGCCTCCCCGACCACCCTACCCTGACTCTAACGAAGTAGCCGCTGTCCGGCGTGGCACCGAACAGCGGCTACAGTCTCGGTGCCGCAACTATGTTCTCTACCGACCAACATCCAGATGGATGAGCGTGTCGGTGTTTGTGCTGGCAACAACCCGCGCTGTCAGGGCACGCCCCAGCATGTTGGTTGCCAGTGCAAATCCGGCGTCCCCGGTAATCGCACCCTCAGCAGGATAGTTGAAGAACCCTGCCGTGGCAGCAGCCTGGCTTGTCGCGGCAGCCTGTGCGTAGACAGGAGAGCCAACAGACACGGCTCGGCTGAGGTTGGAGGTGGAAGATTGCACCAGGCACGGACCCTTCACGATGACCCAGCAGATGTCGTCATCAGGGCACCCGGCGGCTGGAAGGTGATCGTCTACAACACCAGCAACGAGTTCGTTGGCGGTGCTACAGTATCCGTCGATCTCCGACCTAGACCCCGACTTGAACAACACCACCCGCTTAGGCAACAGGGCGATTCCACTGACGTTTCTGCACGCGATGGCAACCACGTCACCGTTGCTTCTGAGCTTGGTTTCGTTTGCCGGGTCTGTGTCCTGAAAGACATGAACCTGACCCAGAACTGCGCCACCAGGCAAGTCTGACGAGTCAACTGTCTTTCCGTGGTAGAACGTTCGCCCTCTGGCGAAAGGTGCAACTGCTCGATCTGGCATCTCGGGTCCTCCGTGAGGCTCTTTGTGTCAATGTGTCCTTGTGCGTGACAGCTCTCCGCTAGGCAATCGCTGCCAGCTTCGCGAAGTGCTTGGGGTTGTAACGCACGTTTCCGAAGAACCCCACGAGGAACAGCCACGAGTCGGTCTTGATGTCGTACTCGGGGCCGCGTGACGAGAACAGGACGCTGTCGAGGCTGCCCAGTTCCATCTGATCCACGTTCAGTCCATAACCAACACCAGACGGTACATCGAAGTCGGTGTCGATCATCACTCCGTCCTGGTTCAACACATCGTCGAAACCAAGATCCTGAGCACCCTTGTGGGGAACCGTGATCCGCCGCAGGGATTCGATCTTGTTCTTGTAACCGTAGAACAAGTCGCCCGCCAGCAGGTAGATGTCCGGTCGACCATCTTTGCCAGACGTCTGGGTCAGCCAGATAGTCGACTGGCGAAGAACTCGCTCGCAGTTATTTTCCCAAGACGTCGAGGACGTTCCCCACGAGGAGCTGCTGTAGTTGACGATCTTCGGAGAGATGTAATCGTACTCCGGATCACCGTTGCCATCAGGCCAGTCCGTCGCCGCGTTGGCGTTGGGCTTGGTGGTCAGGTCCGAGGTCCAGGACCCACCCTCGTTACCGAGAGCAGTCGACTTGCCACCGTAGGTGTCGCTGGGTTCAGCGATACGGTCGGCAGCAACGGTAGTCCCGGTTCCGAAGAACGACTCCAGGCCATGAAGCCTGTTCTCGTTTCCGGTCGCGTAACCATCAATGAAAAACTCTCCGCAGAACTTGTTGCGGAGAGACTTGGTCAGGGTCGGCATGATCCGGTCGTAGCGTTTGACAATGGCGATGTCGCCTTTGTTTTCCAAACGCTCTTTCTCGGTCATCATGTCCGTGGCCTTGTAGCCACGCCAGTCGATCTTCATCTGACGCAAAAGATCGTGCCGGGAGAAGTCGAGAGTTCCGCCGTCGCCATAGGCACTGACGGGCTGCTCTGCGTACTCAACGTCCCAGTTACATTCGTGGGACGATTCGTTGAAAGTAATCCGACCCTTCTGACGAATCAGCGTCAGGATGAGACGGTTACGAATCGTGTTGTCGGCTGCACCCGAGAGATACTTAGGTGCCGTGCTGTGAATAATCCCAATCCACTCTGCCATCGGTCAGTCTCCATTCAACCGTTTTGCGGAAGCAACCCTCGTTCTCGCATCTCTAGTTCAGCGAGGTCAAGGAATGACGAGTCGCCATTTTGCGGGATGCCACTCCGCTCTGAACTGTCGATAGTGCCCGACTGGTTTGGTTGGTGATACGCACCTTGTAATCCACGCTCTAGGAATGTCTGATTTTGTGCTGGTTCTGTCAAGTCCGATTCCTGAGCAACATACTGGGCCTGCTGCTGGTACTGCTGTTGAGCAAGTGCCTGCTGCTGGTACTGCTGGTTTGCATAACCCAAACCTGTCTGCAACATATCTCTCTGGAGAAGACCTGACGCAAGGTCTCGAATCTCCTGTGGGTCAGTCACTCCGGACGACCTCAGACGATGAGCATACTCCTGCATTTTTTTACCGGCTGGTGTCAGAACCTCATGCCCATTGTGGTCCGTCACCCGGTTTCCCTGAGCATCCAACTGGAAGAAAATAGACTTGTTTTCTTCCAGAAAATCTTGAGCAGAAGACCTGTCCCTGATCCCCTGAACCGCGTCACTGACCCGTGCCTGAACCATCTGCTCGACACGGTCGTTGAGTCCATCCCACACGAAGTCGTGAGGGTTCTGCCAAAACCTTTGACCCTGTTTTCTCAGGTAATCCCGGTACTCATTCGCCTTCTGGGCAACAATCGGATTGACGTGCTTGTACCTGGGAACAAACTGGCCGCTCTCCGGATCGACGGTTACAAGCGCGTCCCACTCCGGATCGTACTCCGGTGGATTCCATGACGCTTGAGGCTCGGGGGCCGACTCTGGTGTCGGTGCGTAGTACGGCTCCTCGTACTGCGCCGCCCGCTCCTGCTGCTGCTGTGCCAGCCACGCCTGTTGCATCTGGTCCATCTGCCCCTGCATCTGGGGGATGGTCGCCAAACCCTGCTCTAGGGCCTGGACGAACGTGGCGTCATCCTGGAACTGGCTGACGTCGTATCCCCGCTCGGCAAACGCATGCCTGACAGACTTAGCCTGCGGCGGCTCCTGCGAACGGGTTACCTGCTCCAGCTCCTGCTCGAACGTCGGCTCGGGAGCCGGTGCTTGCTCCGGGGAAGGCTGCTGCGGTGCTTCTGGTTGTTCTGGATAGCCGGTGGACATCATGAACCTCGCATGCTGGTTGACGTCGCCGTTGTACCCGACCGCCTTTTTTTTTGCAATTCCCTTTTTTCTTTCTTGACATCGTTTTGCATTTCTTGTAAATTTTGTACCACCGGGAGGAAATCGCAATGACGATTGATTTTTCAAAAACGAAACTTATTCCAGTTTCTGAAGTTCCTGACATCCTGTCGCACGTCAGCTACGGGACGGTGAGAAACTGGTACCAGAAGGGATGCGTGTCTCACGCGACTGGTGATCTTGTGAAGCTGGATGTCATCCAGATTGGCCACAGGTTCTTCACCAGTAAGGAGTCAGTCGACTCTTTCATCCAGGCACTCAACGGGGGCAACCGTGATGGGAATGGCAAGCGCGATAATAAAGGCACTGGGAGGAACACCAATGGCAGCACAGGACGTCGACAAGCTAAAGAGCCAGCTAAGAGAGGCACTGGAAGAAAACGGAAGCCTGGTAAACGAACGGGCAGGACTGCTGGAAAAAATTGATTCACTGGAGTCTGGGTCAGACGTGTCGGAGAAGGAGCTTCAGTACCTGAGAAGCATCGTCAACTACTCGCGACTGCTGTCTTCGTTCCTGACTGACAAGAGCTACCAGGCTGCTGTCCTCAAGCTCACGGCAGCAATACAGAATGCGCAAGAGGAGAACCTGCTGTGAGCGAGGGAGACGCCATCCGCAGAGCGGACGAAATGGAAACAGAACTACGCGAGATAAAGGAGGAGAACTACAAGCTAAAGAAGCGTGTTGAGAGGCTGCTGGCTCCCGAGACAATGCTGACTGCTGACGGGTTCACCGAGGCGATAACGGGTGTTTCGTATCGCTTCGGTCTCCCCCCGGTGGTCGCCTACGACTACGAGCAGTGCCTCGACATCCTGAAAGAGAGAGATGGCATGGACCATAAGCAGGCTGTCGAGTTTATGGAGTTCAACGTACTGGGAGCCTACGTTGGAGAGCGCACACCCTGTTTCATAGACAAATCGTGGAGACCAACTGATGCACACTAACGAAGTTCGGCTGAGTGGGATTATTGACAAGGTCACGACCCGGCAGGTCGGCCAGAAGAACACCCTGCTTCTCGAAGTGGATCTCAAGCAGGAGATACCTGGGTGGAATGGTGAGCTGACCACTCAGGTCGTTCGATGCCAGTCTCTGGGCCGTCAGGCGCAGGAGATCAGTAACTCTCTCCACGAGGGTCAGGCTGTCCGAATCAACGGAAAGCTCGATGGTCGTGAGTGGAATGATAAAATTTTCATCAACTGCACCATTCAGAGCGTTGAGGTCATGAACCCAAACGAGGAACGTCAGGACCACCAACTAAACCAGCAGCCTTCCATCGACGACATGGAAGTTCCATTCTGATAAGGCTCAACAACGGAAGGAGCCGTTTTGAGAAATCACGATTCAATGACTGGCGACATAATAACCCAGCATTCCAGACCTTTGCAGAATGTTATAGCAAAGCACAGAAAGCCCTCTTTTAATGCCGACAGGGGAGAGCGTTGGCCGGTGTCATCATCCCTGGCCGGCAAGCCCCAGTCTGTGCTCGACTCTATCAACGAGCGTGTTGAGGTCATGCGAGTCAGGCACGAGCAGGGTCTGGACCTGTGGACTGGTAAGCCCCTAGATAACGAGAAAGGTTTTCTATGAATGGAGATTTCAAATTCCCAGAAGATGGAAAGCTGAGTGGACTCTCTGGCCTGAGTAAAAGCCAGTGTTTTATGGACGGAGTTGAATTCGGCGTCTTCATGCACTCCCACACAGTAGCCAACATGACTGGTTCCACGGAACGGGTACGGATGAGGTCATGTCACCGGGAACGTGCGAAGCTGTTTTTGACAGTCAATGGCTACGAGCCGGACATCAAGTGGATCAACGATGACTTTATATCTGTGAGGATTGGAAATGCCTGAACAACAATGCGACAACTGCGCCTTCTGGACTGCTCACGAAAGTAAGCAGGCCGGGGAATGCTCGGCTATCTCGAACACGGATCCGGGCAGCGTTGTCCGGATGATACTCATTCGCCTGAACACAGAAACCGGGGAATGGCAGCCCAACTTCGACCGCAACATTCAGGTTGCTGTCGGAACAGCACCCACGTTTTTGTGTGCAATGCACCAGCCTGACCAAACCCCTGCCCAGGCCCCACCTGTTCAACAGGCATAACGATGCGCTATGTGTCTCTATTCTCCGGTATTGGGGGCGTTGACCTCGGACTGGATCGTGCGGGAATGACCTGTGCGTACCAGGTTGAGATCGACCCCTTCTGCCGAAAGGTTCTGGCCAAGCACTGGCCTGATGTGCCCAAGTGGGATGACATCAAAACCTTCCCTTGGACACATGCAATGAGTTTGCTGAGTGACGTGGATATGGTGGCCGGAGGATTCCCCTGCCAGGCTGTCTCAAAAGCAGGAAAAATGAGAGGCGAAGAAGATGAAAGATTCTTATGGCCGGAAATGTACCGAGTTTGCAAGAAGCTCCAACCCCGGTACATCCTGGTCGAAAACGTCACTGGGCTGCTCTCAGCTCCTGATAGGCTGGGAAGACGAGGAGCCTTGTTCGGAGGAATTCTTGGAGACTTGGCCGCGCTCGGGTATTGTGTCGAATGGCATTGCATACCGGCTGCCTCCGTTAACGCTCTCCACAGGAGAGACCGAGTCTGGATCGTGGCCTACTCCGAACACGATGGACTACCTGAAGCCTCGGGACGAGGAGACCATCGAGGAGTACAACAACAGCAGGGACGGGAGAAAGAATCGAAAGGCTCTGAGCAATCTCCGTCAGGCAGTTACCAGCCCTCACTATTCTCAGATGTTCCCGACACCACAGGCAGCGGACGCAATAAGCGGGGAGGACGAACGGAACAGGAAGGGGAGCGGGGGACCAAATCTTCTGTGGATAGCAAGAAGGTTTCCGACACCGACAAGCAGGGACTGGAAGGACACTCAGGGGATGGCGCAGACGGGGGTCAATCCGGACGGGTCATCCAGGGAGCGGCTGGACCAGCTACCAAGAGTCGTCTACGCAGGTTTGCCGACAGGACCGGATCGGCCCAGTGGGGGATTGAACCCGATGTGGGTCGAGTGGCTGATGGGGTTCCCGCTAGGGTGGACAGACTTAGATCACTCGGAAACGCCGTAGTCCCACAGGTCGTCGAGTTTCTAGGACGGTGCATAATGGACAAGGAAGATGCCAGAAAAGCTCGGACCAGTGGAAAGATGCCCGGAGTGCGGACAGTTCCCGCTGCTGGTGGAGACAACTTTCATTGAATCAGGGGGTTCAATAGGCGCAGTCGGATGCTACGACTGCAAACTGCTTGCAACCGCCGACACAACACAGCACGCCATCCTGCTATGGAACGAAATTGACGACGACCTGGAGGACGGTCACTGATGTTCAAGGATATCCACCAGGCCAAGTATGACCTTATCGACAAGGGACTCCCGTCCGACCTCGTCATAGATTTTGGCTCAACGTTTCGCCCACGGTACATCGAGTACGCTTCCAAAAACGGTGCAAAAAACTGCCTTTCCATCGACTACCAGAAAGGCGACTTTCCAAAGGGCGTGGAGTTCGAGCAGATGGACTTCAGCAAGGACCGGATCGTCCAGTTCCTTGACCTGTACCGCACCAAGGCTCCCGGAAAGTGCCTGGGGCTGATGTACGACATCCTGCTCCACCAGTACGGGCCGCTTCACGTCCTCCGCAACCTTCTGTCCACGGTGGATCACGTCTGCCTCGGCAACCCCGTGCTGAAAGAAGGTGGAGATCCCTGTGTTTTCCTGCCATCCGTCCCGGAAGACGAACAGGGCGAATTGTTTCCGGTAAGCTGGCTGGACACAGAGCTGGAAACACAGGACGCGCACCGATTTGTTCCAGAAGATCGGTACACAACAGCCAACTGGCTATGGGGTTTGAACGCAAAACTGCTCAAAACATGGGTTCGACGTCAAAACTTCGACATAATCGAAGAAATTACCGTTGACCGACCTCACGCCTGGAGCTGGTGGGGATGCTACGCTGTCAAAAAACCCACCAAGTGACGAAACTACCGGTTCACCAGGGTTTCAACAGCCGCCCATACGGGATTATTAGCATATAACCTTTCTCGCTGTTCTTCTGAGAAAGGCTGTATGTCCGGATGCGTGACGCATCTTGGCTTAGTCTCGACGTCTGCTAGTGCAGCTATGCTATCTTTCGTTGCACCTAAATCTTTCGCTAAAGATTGAACATCCTCAAGCAGGTGTTCTGTCCTCAACCACC